GATATTAAGTAATGGCTTTATTGAACGCGGACATACCACCTCAATATTGTAAAGTACGGAAGGAGTATCTTTATGACTTTAAAAAACATCACGGAGAAAGCGAAGAGTGTGTTATCTTCGGTCTTTGCTCTATGGCAGGTGCTGCTACACTATTCCATATTATGTTACCAAACGGTGCAGTCTTTTTTAGGTTGCCTATATCAGCGTTTTTTCAAAAGGACTTCGACAGAAACGAAGTGCCCGATATGCCAGTGGAAACACTTCAGCTGTGGAATAGCTTTAGTTATTATCCTAGTGTGCATCATTTTGGTTATTTAACATCACAACGCGGTAAATATTTCGGAAAAGATAAAAAATTATATTATGGTGAATATCTTTTCACCATTGACTGGTGTCATCCTGAGAGTAATATCCTGGATACTGAGCACAGCGAGATTCCTCACGAGCATAAGTGTGGACACGTTTTGGCTCTTGATAATGGGAATTTTGCTATTCAGCCTAACAATCGCATCCTTTGGAATATTAGTAATTTTACCACTAGAGACGACATACCTGACTATAAGGTCCAAACTACGGATTGGAACGTCGAAAATAAAGGCTGGATTACAGAGGATACTGACAAAATGTTCTACAAAATAGAAGACAAATAGTATAAACTACTTGGCTATGAATATAGAGGTAGCCAGGAATGAATTATTATTTTACAGGAATACTAATTGTATTGTTTGTTCTGATGGCTTTCTTTATGGAACCAGGATACATACCTAGATGAGCAACAAACCATTACAAATCGGAGAAGAGGCAAAAGTGCAAATGCCTATGAAGACGGTTGCTAGTTTGATAATTATCGTAGCACTCGGAACCATGGGCTATTTTCAAATTATAGAACGTCTTAACGTTGCAGATACTAGACTTCAATTGATGGAAAAAGATCTTGAAGAAAATACAGAGTTTAGAATTAAGTGGCCACGTGGACAACTAGGCTCATTACCCGCAGATTCTGAGCAGTACATGATGATCGAAGATTTGTACAAAACCACGGATAAGTTAAATGCACATATAGAAAATATGGCATTAAACAAAGTAAACATAGAATTTTTAAGAAAACAAATGGATAAAGTATTATTAGATATTGAAAAATTAAAAGATGCTAATCGTGAGATTGGTTACAAGAACGGGAGTTACTCACAATGATAGAGTCTGTGGTAGCCCTACTTATGTTTGTAAACGCAGAAATCAAAGAGGCCCGTTTGCAGACTGAAGGTATGGCACAATGCTTACGTGGTAAGCGTCATGCTGAGAGACAGTTTAGTGAATCTGTAATGTATAAATGCTGGAAGGGTCAGGCAGAGTTAGAGTTGAATATTGACGGTAGTAAAAGTATTAAAAAATTAATAATAGAATGAAAGTGACAGCTGAAATTGTAAACGGTAAATGCCCCACGTGTAGTGAGTATACAATGTTAGTTGGACTCTCAAAAGAATTTTATAGATGTATGAATTGTGGTGCTGATTTAGAGCAGCACGTGAATGGTAAGATAACATATTTACCAGCTATCACGGTGCCCAAAGATGCTAAACCATATGTAAAAGAATGGGCAGAGGAAGATGGCGAAAAAGTTTAAAGACTTTGTATCACACGAAGCTACATTTCATAAAACGAATATTGGACGTAATCCAAGCAAAGCAAAAATGAACAAATCGCGTAGACGTTCGTGGAAGAAGTATCGCGGCCAGGGAAAATAATGAAATTTTTATTGACGGTGTTCATCTGCTCTGTAGCGAGCGGGGATTGTTACACCAACAACACATATCCAAAAGTATTTAACAATCATCACGATTGTATTCGTGCTGGTCTATCTGAGTCTTACGAGGTCTTATTTGCTGAAGGAAATTTTACTGAAGAACAGATAAATAAGATGCAATTATACCCTAAATTTCATTGTAATCCTGTAAAAGACGAAGGTAAAGTTACAACCTAGAATTGTTCTAAACTGTCTGCTCGTCCCAAGAAAGGGACGAACAAACAAAAGGTGTGAGAAGAGACTTTTCTTTTATATTAAAAAAATAATACTTGCAATACTTGTTTTGTTGTTGTAAATTCCCATATATGAAGAGAACAATTTATAGAAAGGAAGCATATGGCAGATCCTGCTAAGTACAAGTCACTCTCTGTTCCTCGCGATGACTGGGAACAATTAGGTGTACTTGCAAATAAAACAAATAGAACCAGATCTAAAATGATCGGGAGATTAATTAGATTTTTTCTAGATAATAAAGGTGTAAAGAAAAATGGAAAAGATAAAAGTAGCTAATCATAAATACATTTGTCCTGAGTGTAAGGGCAACGGGTACAATAAAGTTTATGACATGATTGTACAATGCGATAAGTGTAAATCTCAAGGGGAGTTAGATTTAGAAGAGCCAACCCTTGAGGAGCTGCAGGCAATGGCAGCGTCAGCGAGGATGCAGTGACCAAAAATCCTGTAGCCAAACAACTGCGGACACCAAAGTTTAAGTCAAAGAAAGTAGAATCAAAAAAGAAATATAAAAGAAAGAGAAAGGAGATAGTTGGTTATTACTACGATTACGATGGTAAAGAACAAATTTTATATAAGGATGATTGATGATACCAGAGACAGACAGAGCTTATATCGCCGGCCTATTCGACGGCGAGGGTTCGATACATTTCAAGCGTGGACCGGAAAAGAAGAAGCGACACCGAGGAAAACCCGGCTACAGAATATCAAACAGTTTAAGGCTAAATATGGAAGTAACAATGACAGATAGGTCTGTGTTAATGTGGCTGCACCAAACACTAGGTGTTGGCACACTAACAAAGAAACCAAGAAAAGGTAAAAGAAAAGATGGTACACCATATCTTATGCAATGGAGATGGCGTGCTACATTCAGAGATGCTTTTCATGTGTGTTGTCTAATATGGCCCTGGGCCCATACCAAACTACCTAAGATACAACAAGTCATACAACATTACTCCGAAGAAAAATTAATGGAAGGTAAAGTAATAAATTTAGAAGATTATAAAAAGATGATGAGTTTAGAATGAATTCAATTAATGAATCACGTAGAACATCGACGCGTGTAGCAAGTGCGATGCAACTTATAGGTAATATATAATGACAAAGTTAAAATCAAAACCAACGGGAATCAATCCCATACAACAAGCAATGATTTTTGAGAATCATGCTAAGACTGTTCGATGTGATCAAGTATTTAGAGAGTTAGTAAAAAATTCTTTAGAAGCATGCGAACGACAAAGAAGAAAAGATCCTACTTTTAAAGGTAGTATCCAAGCAGGCAGACTTAACTTGCCTAATCTTAATACAAAATTTTCATGCATGGACAATGGCGATGGTATGCCAAAGGATCGTATTGTAGATTTAGTCAATACACTTGCAGAAACCGGTGAACAATCTGAAGATGGAAACTTTGGTTATGGTACCAAAGTATCTGCGTATGCTCGAAACAAAGATGGTATACAATATCAGTCTTGGCACCGAGGAGAATCAGAAGGTAGCTATGTAAGAATCCACAAACAAAAAGAAGGATACTACGGAGCAGAACCTTTTGAAGAAACGAATGAACATAGACTTAATTTAGATCTCAATCAAAGGCCTGAGTTTATTATCAACAACGGAGGCACAGGAACCATTGTTAGTTTACTTGGACAAAAGGTAGAAGATGATACCACCAAGGTGCCGGAAGATTATCTAACCAACAGTTTATTATGTGGCAGGGGCAGCGATGCGCATTGGCTAGTTGCAAAACTTAACGCAACTTTCTTTACCATTCCTGAATACATTGATTTAAATTGTAGAGCAGCTGAACACACATTTAGAAAAGTGAATGGCCACAAATATTATTTAGATTATTATTCTAAACCTGAAGAGCGTGGCACCATTAATTTAACAGGCGCTAAATTATACTATTGGATTGTACAGGAAACCGATGGCAGAAACAAAGCAGCACAAGATACTTCTTTGTGTTTAGTTAAGAGTCATCTTGGGTTTATGCACAAACGAGAAATGATTCGATTAGAATATAATCGTGTAGGTATGAAGTGTCCTTTAAAAGAATGGGGACTAACTTTCTCTCATAAAAAGATTGTATTAATTATAGAACCTTTGAATCATACGCCGGATGAAAAGCGTGTTACTTTGTTTGGTCCGGATGGTAGAGAATACAGAGATCTGATTCCTATGTGGCGAGAAGAGTTCCAGGAAAAAATGCCTAAGTGTATCTATGATTTAGAACAAAAACTAATGAAAGAAAACACTGACAAAGAAATGGATCTAACTTCTTTGTTTAGAAAAATATCTAAGGACTTAAAACAATTCTTAGAGATGGACTCAGGCGAGCTCCAGGACCAGGTAGATTTACCATTGATGGTGGGCGGCGATCAGATTAACTCTGGTCGGAGAAAGTCTAGTGATGAAGGTGAGGATGGTGCTTTACTCAAAGAATCTTTTGGTAAGAATCCTTATCGAGCTAGTATTATTGGAGAAGATAATAAAAGAAGAGTTAAAACTTCTCAATTAAATATGTGCCCAAAAGTTCATCGTCGTAATGATATGGATGAGTATGAATTAGATTATGACTACAATAGCAATGAGTTATCATTTAATTTAAATCTTAAAATTATTGATGAGTATGTACAAACTGTTAAACCTACTAAACTACAAATGGATTTAGTAAGAGATCTTGTAATTAATGACATGATACAAAGTCTAGTTACTAGAATTGCTTACATTCGTGGTCGAAGTATGGGCCTATCGGAAGATGATAAAAAAGAATGTTTAAGTGGTAATAGTTTGTTGATGTCTCTACAAGATAAGTTTAACATCGTTGAACGAATCAAATCACAAATGAATACTTTTAACAGACAAGACAAAGCCAAACCTGTTTGGGAAGGTATTGAAAACCAACAACCACAACTGGCCTTATAGTATGAAAAGAAATAATAGTTATAGATATCCCAAGACTCAACGTGAAAAGGTTAATGGTCTTCGGCACTATGTCTTTGATAAAGAGAAGCTGCCATCAGTAACAACTATCTTGGACCAAACTCAACCACCCGAGAAACGCGAAGCGTTGTTAAGGTGGCGTCAATCAAAAGGCGAGGAGGAAGCAACGCGGATCGTGGATGAGTCTGCTGCACGGGGGACCGCGATGCACAAGATTCTTGAAATGTATGTCCTGGAGCAAGGTTATCTGGATGAAACTAATGTAGGTAAACAAGCTCACAACATGGCCTTACAAGTTATCAATGGTGGGTTATCAAATGTTACAGAGTATTATGGCACCGAGTGTACTTTGTACTACCCGGGTTTGTACGCGGGTCAAACAGATTTAGTTGGAATCCACAAAGGTGAAGATGCTATCATAGACTTCAAGCAAACTAACAAACCAAAAAAGAGAGAATGGATTGAAGATTATTGTCTCCAATTGGCTGCATATGCCATGGCACATAACATACTATTCAAAACAAAAATAAGTAAAGGTGTGATTATGATGTGTAGCAAAGACAATTATTATCAAGAGTTTGTTATTGAAGGGAAAGAGTTCCAATCATACAAACATAACTTTTTAAGGAGGGTTGATGAGTACTATAAAGGAAGATCAAAGACGACTGGATAACATAGCCAACATGTATAATAAAACAAGTGGTGACATGAAAGAAGTGTGGAAGAAAAAATGGTATGAATTAATAAAAGTAATAGGGAGGAAATTAGATGAGAGTCAGAGACTTACAACAGATTCTAGGAAAGTTCACTGATGGTGAAAAAGGCACTAACATATCTGATTGCCCAATATATATTGAAACCAAAGATGGATACATGGAAGAAGTTAGATTCATAGCATTAGAAAAAAATAAAATTATTGGTTCACCAGAACCAGCACGAATAATTTTAAAACATGAAAACTTACAAAGGTTTAGGTCACGTACATATACAGGACCTAAAAAGAATTATGGTATTTAACAAATCCCTAGGGAGTGGGGTGGAAGCGAGAGTGGAAACCCCATGCATATAGAGCTAGTAAAATATCCTGATGTATTTTTACGTAGTGAGTCTCATCCAGTGAAGTTCCCACTAGATGATAAAACCAAAAGACTTATTCTTTGGATGACTCGGGCTATGTATCAGCATCATGGTATTGGACTAGCTGCTATTCAGGTTGGATATCAATTGAGAATGTTTGTAATGGACTGCTCTCGAAGCAGAACCAATGATAAAGTATATATAAATCCAGAAATTGTAGAGAAATCTAATGAAACATTACGTGATTCTGAAGGTTGTTTATCAGCTCCAGGCAAGCAAGGAGATGTAAAAAGACACCTTAGAATTATTCTAAAGTATCAAGATAAAAAGGGAAAGGAGGAGAAAAAAACATTTTACAATCTAGAAGCAAGATGCATTCAACATGAAATGGATCATTTAGAGGGTAGATTGTGCATAGATTATGAAGAAGGTGAGTATAATAGGGACAAAAATAAGTCCAAAACAGTGGTCGAATCTGATTTTAGAACTAAATCTGATTCGTAAACAATGGAAACCATATGCTAAATTTGAAATACAAGGCACAGGAGTCAAGAAAATTATTAAAAATGGCACAAATGTGTTCAAAATTACATAGTGTGCCAGTGTATAGGGGAATTCTAGAGCAAATTTTTTTTTCTGTGATAAAAAAAATCCTCTGGCACAGTTGGCACAGGCTAAAATTGAGCTATTATCGTTGGTATTCCTTGCTAATAGGTGTGCCAAGGGTGTTGGCACAGCATGGCACAGTCCTCTACTCGGCGCGCGCGACCTTTTTTATTTTTTTGAAAACTTTTTTGCCCAAAATTTCCACTATACAGTATATAAGATAACATGAGACGTCCTAAAAAATCTAAATATAAATCTGTTGTTATTAACAAGAAGAGGTATTACTATTACAAAATTACCTGGATTGATCCGACTGGTGACTCAGGCCACGCCACGGCCCATGATTCGTTAGGTTTGGTTCCTTCCACAATGATAACTCATGCGTATGTGTTTTTTAAAAATAAAAAATACCTTTGGACTTTTGCTAGCTACGAAGAAAATGATGAGTTATTTTCTGACAGAAATGTATTTCCGTTGGGATGTGTAACTAAAATGGAGAAAATAAGTGAGCGATAAAAAATTTAGATTTGATGGCAGATCAAGAATTGTAAACGATTTATACAAAGAAAACTTTAACAGAATCTTTAATCCTACATTGACAAAGAATATGCCCAATGTAAAATGGGACCAACTTCCGCCAAGGAAGGGTCCAAACTCACAAGGAGTAGATTATGGAACTGATAAGAAAAATAAGAAATAATGCGTTAAGAATTTGGCAAAAATTCAACAACGTATTTAATGGGAGCCACGGAATTATTTTAATTCTGATTCTTTTGGCTCTGTTGATGGCGTAACATCTTTAATATCTTCCTCGTACATTTGATCTAGTTTATCCTGTAATTCTTCAGGAGATAACTTACTAAGATCTACGTTCGCGTTGATATTAACTTGCCTATCAATATATAATCCTCCGACCTGGCCACGATTCTTTTCGGCGGTCACGGCGGGGGATAATTGTTTTAATTTTCTTGCTTCATCTCTTAACCTTGCCATCTCTTGCAAATGATTTTGATAACTGATTCCATATTTTTCCTGGGCCTCTTGTCGTAATTCTTTTATATATGCTGCTACCAATGGATAAATTTTTGGATTTTTTAATTCTGATGCTGCTTGTCTTGGTCTTGTTTTATATCCTGATTCAAATGCACACTCAGCCGGACTTTTACGACCTGCTTCATATACTAACAACGTAGCAAACTTCTTTTGATTCTCAGTTAATGTAGGTTTTTTAGGCATGATTGACTTTTATATTACGTACGATTATAAGTCAACATTGAGTACGATGTACTATGAAACCCGAGTCAAAATTTTGGAACTTAGTTAAGAAGAATACACCTAAAATACAGTGGACAAGACTGGAATCTTGGGCATCCTTTGGTGTACCGGATCTGTTGGGATATAATGATTCTTGTGGTTTTTTCATGGTTGAGCTCAAGGTGATTCATGGCAACAAAGTGCACTTCTCACCACATCAAAAATTATTTCATCTAACTCGTATAAAGCGTAACTTTATACTCGTTCACGAACCTTCCCTCAAATGTATAAAGTTATATAAAAGCACCGCGCTCCCCGGTCTGCTCGTAGACCACCGCGAAACACCTTCCCTCGCAATGAATGATTGGGAACACATTCAGCGCTTGTTGCTTGAGTCCTGCTCGGACGCTTGAGCGCTTGCTTGCTCGCTCCCCTGCTCGCGGCTCGCGGGCCCACCCACCCGCCGTGCTTGCTCGCTCGCTCGCTTGTCAGCTTGTTCCTTCTCAAACTGCTTGCGAATCTTCGCAAGCGCTGCGTAATATTTTGGGTGATGCCACATTAGAATCATTCTAAACTAGTGGGCCAGATAGGCAACGTTTTTTACTTTCTTATCCCAACACGCCCGGCAGTCCTTACACTCATTGTCTTGGTTTGGTGCTGGACATGTTGCCTTCTTCGAATCAGTAACGACGGTTGAAGTATAATTGAACTTGCCCGCCGCTTCCTGATTCACCATCGGCATAGAAAAGATTAATTTTAAATTTGAAGGCGCCCGGTCCTGATACTTCACCGTCCACGCTTCACGCGTCGGCAGCCAGTGCGCAACGCTTGGAGATCTCCGCGCAACTTCGAAGATCTTGGCCAGGTGCTTCAGGTCCTGGACGTCTCCGGAGTCATGCCATCTAAAAAATTTTGTTTTTTTACTGTTGATCTGCATGGCCATGGCCTTGACCCAGAGCGGGTGCCTGATGGCCTTCAGTCTCTTATACTGTGCATCTTGTACAACTTTAAAAACATAACAGCCTTTTAAAGCATAGCAGCCGTAGCAGGTCGAGCCCTTAACATTTTGAAGCTTGCCGCCGGTCTTGCATTCCTTAGCCGGTAAACCATAAGCGTGGCCCGGCATCTTGGAAGGCTTGGAGAGGCTGCCTGTAATTTCTTTTGCTTTCTCAATTC